TCGATCACCTGCGCGTCTTCATTGGAAATCGAGATCGGCTGAAACTTCAGCCCGTGCGTCAGGATCGGCACGCCGCCGGCATTCATGCCCTTGGCCTGTTCGTTCCAGCGCGCGCGCAAACTTTCGACATCCGGTTGCTTGATCTGCAGGTCGGTGGTCAGCACGCCGCTCGGCCGGCTCATGTTGTTGGAGAATGTCGAGGCGGCGCCGTGGATGGCGCTGCGGGTGGCCATTTCCGGCGCCAAGGCCGACAGCCAGGTTTCGCCGATCAACGGATTGCGGCGAGTATCAAGCTTGATGTGCAGCACGTCGCGCGCCGGCACGATCAGCGAGTTGCCGCCGACCGAGGCGACGTTGATCAGCGGATTGTCGCCGATCTCGTAGAAGATTTCGGAAAACACCTGGCCCGGCACCTTGATCTGCCGCACCCGGCAAGACCGCGGATCGGTCCAGTGCAACGCCTCGACCTCCTGGCGATCGTTGCGTTGCGCGATCCAGTAACTGTTGCCGGTGTAGAGCAGCGAGCGAATGAGATGCACCAGAAAATCGCTCGGCGTCTGGTAGCCGTTCGGTTGCCGCAACAGCCGCGACAGCGCCGATGTTGTCACGGTCTCGGTGCCGTTGTTGTCCAGCGCCCGCTTGTGATAGCCAGGCAACTGCGCGATCGCCCGGATATAGGCCCACACGCAAGCCTCGACCGTCGAGCAGCCCGGCGCCGCCACCGGGTCAATGTCGCATTGCCAAAAATTCCACGGCGATCCCGCTGGGATATAACCGCCGTTCACGGTGTACGGCCCCGGATGGTAATTGCCCTCCCCGGCCGGGTTGATTTTCTGGCGCGGCACAATCATCCGCGCCAGATCGCCGAGCAGGCTCATTCCGTGCGCCGCGGCTTGGTCGAGCGGGTCGTATAGCGGCCGCCCTCGTCGCCTTGCATATCGCGGGTTATTCCGCCTTCCGGTGGCGGCGGGTCGGGCGGCTGCACTTGCTGTGCCGTGTCCCACTGCAATTGCGCCCAGGTTGTCGCCGACGTCAGAGCTTCGGTGCGCTCGGCCTCCGACAGCGGCGGATGCGGTTCGTGGTCGGGCTCGGACACAGCATTCGGATCGGTTGCCCAGTGGTTGTTAACCGCGCTCTCGGCGTCAGCCGCCGACACCGTCAGCCGGTGGCCGCGATACGGCCCCATGATCACGTCGATCGTTTTGGTTTCGTCAGTCATTGCAAGCACTCCTATGATCTGCAGCAAGATGACGGCCGAGCCACCGGCCCGGCCGCCCAGTAACTACCAGGTGACCGCGGCAATGGTCTGCACCATGCTGGCCCGCCGCATGACCCACGAAACATAGAGGGACATACGGATTGCCACCGCGTCGGTCTGGAACAGCGACCGCATCGGCGATGCAACCACCCCCGAACCCTGTGCGCCGGTCGTGAGCGCCAGCGGTGTCGTGTCTTCCTCATGCAGCGTGGCCTCGGTCGAGACCGCAAACCGCGGCGTGCCGTCGGTCGCGGTGGCGAAGTCGGCTGCATCGACTGCGATCACCCGCCCGGCCGGAACCGTGGCCGAGATGATGAATTGCACGCCGAACTTGCTGGCCGCCTGGTCCCGCGTGGCGAAGATGAAGTCGCCGGTCGTGGTCTGGGCAAAGCTCAGCGCATTGGCTTGCGCAGGGTTGATCAGGATGGCGATCGGCCCTCGCCCGCCGCCACCGGCCGCGGTGATAGCCCCAACCAGGGCCTTGAGGTCCGCCACCATCGCCGCCGTCGTCGGTGTCAGCACCGAGGCAGTGATCGGCGTGACGCCGTTGAGCAACCCGGCCGGGCGCACGCCAGCCGAGGCCGCGACGTTGTCGATCAGGTAGGTGTCGAGCGCAATGCCGGTGTCGTCGGACATCGCCTGGCGAATGATGCCCTCGATCGACGGCATTCCGTACGTGGCCATCTCTTCGGAAAACGTGCTGATCACGGCGAGCTTGGTCGGCGACAGCGTGACCGTCGTGAACGATGCCCGCTTGACCGGCTTGGCCGCGCCTTCACCGACCCACGCGCCGGCCAGCGTTGGCGTGTTGGCACGCACCGGGATCTTCAGCACGCCGGAATTGCCGAACGTGTAGCTCGTCCCCATCGCCTTGAGCTGCGGATAGATGAAATTAGGGATGAGCCGGTCGAGGTAATCGACGTTGCTGGTCTGCACCAGTTCGGCCGCCCAGGTCGCCACCGTGGTCATCGCCGGGTTGACCGCGGCGCGCAGCACGATGTTAGTTGCCTCGTCGTTGCCGTAACCCTCGCGCAGGATCTTGTCGAACGGGTCCTTGGTGACGTGCTGCTTGGTCCAGGCAGCGAGCGCGCGCCCGACATAATCGCCCGGCTCGATCTTCTTTTTCGGCACGGCAAACAGCTTGCGTCCGTCGTCCGATGGCCGCTGTGGCGTGTTGCTGGTCTGTGGCGGCAGGATTTCCACCGGCCGGCTTTCAGGCTGAACCGATAACGTGCCGCTGTCGTCGATCAGCGAACGCTCGACGCGGCGATGCGCATCCAGTTCCTTCCGCGCCTGCTCGATCTGCTGCGGCAGATCTTCCTGATAACGCTTGGTTTCCTCGGCATCCAATTCAGGCTTGGTGGCAAGCTCGTTCAAGCTGTCGCGCAGCATGGCAATGTTTTGTTGCGCGCTCTGGATCTTCTGACTGATGGTCTGGGTCTGCATGTTCGTTCTCGTTTGCATGGATGGGATTGCGCCTGGCTTGGCGGGAACCACACGCAGCTCGGGACGGCCTTCACTTGCTGGCTTGCGGAAGGCCACGGCGAGAACATCGCGCGGATAATCCTTGGCGAGCGCCAAGGCATTCGGGTTCGCCGGCACTGAAACCAGCGAGCATTCCAAAAGCTGTTGCTTGGTGAAGCGAAACGGCCCGTGCTTCGCGTCGGCGTCTTTGGTCAGCGGCTGCCGCGCCACCGGCTGAAACCCGACCGACACCGTGCGCAGAATGCCCTCGCGCACCAGGTCGCGGATGTATTGCCCCATCGGCCACTTGTCGGATTTCGCCCAGACAATGCGGCCGACGAGCTTGCCGTCCTTGACGCGAATATCCTTCCAGCGCCCGACGATCTGGTCGCGGTTGTGATTGAACAGAACCGGCGGATCGCTCTTGATCTGGTCGAGCTGCCAGCCGTTCGGATCGACCACGTCGCCCATCCGGTCGATCGAACCATCAGACAAAACAAATTCATCCGGCTCACCGCCCGGAGGCGGCGCCGATCGCTGCTGATAAAACATGTTGAGGTTTCCGGTTAACCGATCATCGCCGAGATGTCGTACTCGGCGGTCGCCGTCGTCGCCTTCATCGCCCCCACCGCCATCACCGCCGCCACCGCAACGTCGATGCGGCCATACGCCTTGGCCTTGTCGAGCTTGAGATTGTCGGCGGCGTCCCGCGTCACCACGGAATTGGCAAAGCACCAGCGCAGCAACGGATGGTTGCCATGCCGGATGCGCCCGTTCACCGCGAGCAGTTGAAAACTCTTCACTGCCGGCGACATATCCTGAAAGCCCTGCCCCATCGGCTGCATCGGCAGCGTAATGCCGAGCCGATCAAGCACCTGCATGAAATTCTTGATGCCCCAACGGTCGTAATTGACCTGGACCAGGTTCATCTTCTGCGCAGCCTGCGCCAGCGCCACCGCGGCCCAATCGTAATCAATCGCCTTGCCCGGCACCGTCAGCAATTGCCCGGCACGTATCCATGCGTCATACGGCGCGCGGTCGTACAGCATCCGCTCGTCCAACGTCTCGGCCGGCGTCCACACCTGCGGCAGCAAATGCACGATGCCGTCATCGTCCTCGGCCGCCAACACCAACGCCGTCAGATCGACGGTCGATGAAAGATCAAGCCCGCCGAACACCGGGCGGCCATCGCAAAACATCGCCGCGTCGATCGGCGCATCGCCTTCCGCCCACACCTCCGGCGTCATCAACTGGTCGCGCGCGTGCAGTTGAATTCGCTGGTTCAATCGCAGATTGCGAAACGCGCTCTCAAACGACGGCATCCGCCGCGCCCGATCTGCCTCGCTCAACACGTCTGCCTCATCCAGGAACGTGCCGAACGCCGGATTAACCGACCGGATCACCTCGGGATCGAACGGATTGGCATC